TATGCAATGGGATTTTCGATATCACTAATATAAACACAAACCAAATCTGTATCATTATAATCTCCGGCCACGCACACTTTAAGTTCGGGCTTTCCATACACTATATCATTTACATTTAAGCTAATCATTGCGTTTCAATTAAGTAATAAATATAGAACTCGTTTCAATTATTAAAATAAACTCAGCTTCATCAGCACCACTATTTGAACCTGGTTCTGTTAAAATATCAACAGGAGAATACAAAGGCCCAATTGGAACTTCTTCAATTGCTTGTCCGCTACCGGATGCTATTACTATATCGTCAAGTGCCATTTTAATTAAGTGTTAATAATGCTTTTACTTTTATATTGTCACCAAGACTTGCTGGGGTATATCTTATATAAGTATTTTCATTTGTTTTATCGGCATTTGTCCAAGCCACCCAATTTGAGCCTAAATCAGTAGATTTTTCAAACGTACCGGTTGGTGTTGCAGTATTATCATCCACCAAAAGATTATTTGAAACAGCGTCATATAATCTAACTCTTAATGTTGGAACTGTACTTCCAAATGCTGTAGAGAATCTCCAAGCAAATCTTTTATTTAATTTATCAGACAATCCAATTGATGGTTGATAATGTGAATCAGTTGAGTTATCTTCATAAGAGACTGATAAATTTAAAATTCTTGCAGGTATACAATATGGTCCAATCGTTTTAAATTCAAACATAAATTGTATCTCTGTACTAGGAGTAACTGAATTTAAACTGTAATCATCAGGTAACAACGTCCAAGAACCACTATTGTTAGAAATGCCCACAGTTCTATAATATGCTCTAAAAGGTTCTGGAGACAAACCTAATGAAGCAGAACCTAAATTTTCTACACGCCCAACATATAATCTATAAAGTTTTATAGCATCAGATGTTGACAATGATGGAGAAATAATTCTTTGATTTGTTGTCGCTGCGTAAGTCCAATCAGCACCAAGTGGTAATGCATAAATCTGATTTGATGTTGCTGCAGCTGAGTGTCTTGTTAAATAAACAATTCCTCCCATCGACCAAGAAGAAAAAGTAGATGCTTGAATAGATGGATGGGCTACTGTATTTGAATCAGCTGTACTTTGGTCAAGTTTTCTATCATCAGATAAAAATATTTTATCAAATGGTGTAGATATAGTATTATATTTTGTAACATAACTTCTAGCATTAGCCGCTCCTGTATTTAAAATAATTAATGAATCCAACATAGAAGATATATCCACTGAAGATAGTGTTGATGAGGCCGCATATGTGTTTACACCTCCCGGTGGAACTTCAACCATTGCATCTGATTGCCAAGTAACACTTGCACTTGTTATTGCACTTAGTGCTGACCTATATACTCTTGTTGTTGTTACCCAATATAAAGATTTAACCCCAGAACCTGGTCCGTGGAAAAGAGTATCAATTTTACCATTACCTAGTGCAGCCATAGTACCTGTAGGAGCTTGAACACCTGTTGATAATACAAATGCTGATGTTGATTTTCCGCCAGCTAAAGTTAATGGTGACCTAATATTATATTTAAAAACCCTATTTGCTGTATCTAAAACATAAGCATCATGACTTGAAAAACTTGATATTGTATCCAGCCCTAATCCTGCGGCAGATGTATTTGTAACCGTTGCAGCATCAGCAAGCCAATAAACAGCCCTAATGTTATCTGTAGCAACTGCAGCTGGTATAGTTGTTCCACCCGGAGTAAAAATTTCATATCTTAACCCTTTCGCAACCCATAAACCGCCATTAACAACACCAGTACCATTTGTTGTTGTTGCCACAACCCTTAATTCTTCAATAATATAAGTAGATGCTGAGGTTATTGTTGGACCGGCTGATGTTAATGTTATTGATGTATTAGAACCAACACTTGATATTTCGTTCCAAGTAACTACAGCTGTTGGGTCAGTAGTATTAAAAGCTATTCTTGAACCAGACGCAACTCCGTCTGTTGACCAAGTTGTTCCAGTTCCTGTAACTGCTGTTCCACTCACATTTATGGTGCCTCCTGTATGAAAATCTCTTGTAACCCTTAAACCTCTAAAAGTATGAGTACCTCCGGTTGGAAACGTCAATGTTATAAAACCCTTCCAGTTAAAATCAGAAGTTTGTTTATTATAATCAAACAACATAACCCTTCTTGTTGCGGCGACGGCGGCATTATCAGCAAGAAAAACCCAATCTGTTGTATTATCATAAGAATGGACGTATGGATAAATTCCAGGAATAGCTGTAGATGCCTCCATAGGTCTTCCTAAGCCTAACGGCATAGGTCCAACAAAATTATCTATTGCAGTAACTCCTGTCTCTTGTCTCATTAAAGTTCCCAAACTCGTTTTTGTGGAATCATATGTGGTGATTGCTGTTGTGCTTCCCGTAAATACATATTCTACTGATTTCTTGCTCATAATATTAGTTTTTAATCGTTTTTATTGTTAAATTAACTCTTGACACAGTAGATGCTGTCAATACAGTAAACGCCAAAATATCGTTAGCGTTTATTGATGTTGTCCATCCTGTTAATGCATCATTTCTGTTTATCATTTGATTACTTAATGTTGGCATTTGACTACCAGTTATAGTATTTGCAGATGTTGGAGGAAAAGAACTCAATGTTGTTTTCCATAAATCTATAACACACGTACCGGAAGTATTTCCAATTAAATCCCACCCATAAATAGTCGCCGAATATGGTATCGTAATATATCCTTTTTGACCTATAGTTATTGGCATACTACCATTGTCTATTGATAATCCAAAAGCACCATAATGGGAAATGTCAAATACATTATTAGCACCTTCATCAACAACCTCATGATAAGATTTCCACTCAAAATCATCAGTTGAGCCACTTACAATTATACTTATTGTTCCGGCAGTTGTTGGTGAATAAGAAACAGATATTGGACTTAAACCATCATTCTGTTTGTCAAAATCAGCTTTTTCATAAGTAATAATAGGCGTTCCTCCTGTATAATAAACGCCCAATACTCTTTTCCACATACCATACTCACTATTCGCATTATAAGCCGTAACATAAGATTCTACAATATAAGAACCTCCCGTAAATCCTGTTATGATATTAATTATTTTCGAAGTGGCACCAGAAGTAGTTGTCGAAGCCCCCTCTCTTAGTGTTCCGAAAGTTTCAGAATTACTATTTATAATTAATGTATCACCACTACTAAATATAGTTATACCACTTCCGGGACTTATGGTTTTTAAATTTACATTCTGACCAGAAACTGAACTAAGTATAGAATATCCTGAACCAACACTTGTGGCTCCGGTTAAATAAGAAAGAAGAGTTAATCCTGAACCGTTTCCGTAAAAAGTTCCTCCAGAAATTGTTGTAGCACTTAGATAAGATAATGTAGCTGCAGAAATGTTTACAGTAGGATTATTTCCTGTTCCTCCTGTATATGTGTTTAATCCGGGCTGAACTCTTGTAATATCATTTCCGTCATTTGTTGTAATGAAAATGTCATATAAATTTGTTGAGCCACTTAATATTGTGCCTCCACTTAATGTGTTTGCAGATAGTCCACCGGTAAACACACTTGTTCCAGATGCGGTTATTGAATTAAATGAACCGCCTGAAATATTTACCGTAGGTAAAGCATCTGTTCCGCCAGTATATGTGTTTAACCCATTTTGAACGTGGGTATTAACTAAGCTTGAAGTTATCCCAGTAATTTGAGAATTAATAATTAAAGATAATTCTGTTGCACCGGAATATATTGTTCCGCCACTTAATGTATTTGCAGAAAGGCCACCATTAAATATACTTGTGCCAGATGCAGTTATTGTATTAATTGTAAGTGCAGAAACATTTACTGTCGGCAAAGCAGCTGTTCCACCGGTATATGTGTTTAACCCATTTTGAACGTGGGTATTAACTAAGCTTGAAGTAATACCTGTAATTTGTGAATTGATAATTAAAGATAATTCTGTTGCGCCTGAGAAATATGTAGTAGCCGATAAAACTCCTAAAGATGTATTTCCGCTTACTGTTAAATTATTAATTGTTAAAGCAGAAACATTAACTGTAGGTAAATCTGGAGTGCCGCCAGTGTAAGTGTTTAAGCCCGGTTGTACTCTTGTGGAAGTTAAATTTGAAGTAATTCCAGTAATTTGAGAATTAATAATTAAAGATAATTCTGTTGAGCCCGAATATAATGTTCCACCACTTATTGTTGTAGCACTAAATGCATTAGCTATTCCAGTTCCAGATAATGTTAAGTTATTAAATGATGGAGATGTAACTACAGAAACTATTGGATGAGTTATTGTTCCACCAGTTGTAATGTTTGAACCTGCGACAACAGATTGAACTCCAGAACCTAATGGGTCAAATATTGAATATAAATCAGTTCCTCCAGATTGTAAAACTCCACCATAAACATTAAGTCCATTAGTAGCAATTATTTGAGTGTTGGCTGACCAATTACCATTTATATCAGTTGCCCAAATAGATTCTACACCAGAAGGTTGTCCAGAAAGAACCATAATACCACCACCAATAGCTGTTGCGTGTGTTCCACTATAATTTAATAAAATATTATTATCTAACGATTGTACTATTTGAGTATTGATAGTTGTTGCAGTACCTGTTATGTCAACATTACCTAAAATATTCACACTACCATTAACTGTAATTCCTGAAATGTTTTGAGTTATTATTGAGTTTCCAAGAATTTTTGGAGCTGTCCATATAGGAAGTGTATTTATTGTTCCTGACCCTTGTGTAAAAATATTAACCAAGTCTGTAGAACCTGAAAATAAAGTACTTGCACTTAATGTGTTCGCTGTTACACTTTGTAAAAAAGTATTTCCACTTACTGATAAATTGTTGATTGTAAGGGCAGAAATATTAACAGTTGGCAAATCAGGAGTTCCACCAGTATAAGTGTTTAATCCATTTTGAACGTGTGTATTGATTAATCCCGAAGTAACACCTGTAATTTGGGAATTAATAATTAAAGACAATTCTGTAGCTCCGGAATATATTGTTCCGCCACTTAATGTTGTTGCACTTAAACTAGGAGAAATTATTCCACCCGTGAATGTTGCTCCAGATAAATTTGCTTTAGTTATAAGTTGTGAATTTATTAAAGAAATATTTGCAGGTGTTGCAAATAATAAACTCACATCTGTATTTCCAGAGTATATTGTTCCGCCACTTAATGTATTTGCAGACAAACCTCCAGTAAACATACTTGTTCCACTTACATTTATATTATCAATCGTAAGTGCTGAAACGTTTATTGTTGGCAAAAAACCAGTACCACCAGTATAGGTGTTTAAACCATTCTGAATAGTTGAAGTTATTCCAGTTGTTACACCGGTAATCATATTTTGAATTACGTTCTGTAAATTCGTTGAGCCAGAGTAAAAAGTTGTAGCTGATACGTTTGTTGCAATAGAATTTCCGCCTATAGATGTTCCTGAATAATTTATATTATTAAAAGAAGGAGATTCAACAACATTAACAATAGGAGAAATTGATGTTCCGCTTATTGAAATATTTGAGCCTGCATTTACTTTATTTACAAAAATATTATAAATATCAGTATTTGCAGAAAATATTGTTCCACCACTTAAAGTTGTTGCACTTGCTTGAAAAAAATGTGTTATTCCGCTTGTAAATAAATCACTAAAACTTCCTCCTGTTATATTTACGGAAGTATTAATTATAGTTCCGGCTGTAAATGTGTTTATGCCACTAACTACTCTAGTTCCTCCAGAAACGACAGAATTTAATAAATCTCCAAGATTTGTGCTTCCAGAAAATATTGTTGCAGCGGATAAATTGGCAGTAAATAGAGTATCCCCAGTAACGGTTCCGCCACTGAGGTTTAAAAAATCTCTATTTAGAGGGTAAAAATAATTTCCGCTTCCCATTTATTATACGTCATTTACATCTTTCAAAATGTTTACTTCTATTGCTCCAAGTGTTGGTATAGTCATCTTTTTGCCATCAGAAAAAAACAATTCAAATTCTGCTCTATATTTCCCTGGAGCATCAGTATCTCCATTAATCCAATTATATTGAACACTTCCACCAGAATAACAAGAAATAAATGCAGGCATTGAAGATATTTTTAAATTTCCGCAATCATCTGCCATAGAAAACGTACAAGCTGTTACACCGCTCAAATCAAAAGGAATAACAGAATCCAAACATCCTCTTGCTTTTACATTAACTTGAAGTGTTGGAAGCGTATCATTTTGCTTCATCTGGAATGTTTTTACGTTTTGTTGCATTTTTATTAATTTTTATATTCTTCCTAAAATTTCTATATCAATTCCATATGTTGGAGAATCAACCTCTACATCAATAGATGTAGAAATAATTTCAACATCAACAGGAGAACTAATATTATATGGATTTAATCTAAATCTTGTTATTACTTTTTTTACCGGCGAATTTACAGTATAAACCACACTCCACCTTAACTCATACACATTATCAAATGAATATAAAATAGGGCTTAAATTAACATAATACCTTCCTGTTGATTCGTTATAAACAACAAGAGTTTCTGTTAAAGCCGTGGAATTGTTTACGTATGTACTGGCCGAAAGCGATATTGGAGTAATTAATGTATAAGTATCAGCGGTGCTAAAAACCGAATGATTTATACAATAAAAATCTCTATAAAGTGTCAAATTGGCCATAGAATACAACAATAAATTGCTTTGCAATAAATAGTGTTTAAAAAAATGAGAGGCCAATTTTCTTGACCTCTCATTATTGCTATATTCTCTATGAAAATTCTAATTTATGCCAACAAACATCTGTCTGGTTGTATAGTGATTTTACACTTAATAACATCGTCAGAACCATAATCGAATGAATCGAAGTCTGCAGATGTAATCATACAACCTACCATTGTCCATTTTTCAACGTCAACACCTACTGGGTCAAGAGCTTTAAGAACAAGGTTTTTCTTGTATCCTACAGCATATCCCATTTTTCCGGTTGCTGATTCAGCGTGTAAACGAACCCACTCCATAACTTTCTGAGTAGTAGATGGTCCTATTACGTCGATAAATTCGATATCAATAGTTTCCCATTTGTATCTACCAGCAACGAAAGTTGAGGTGTTCATATACTGAATTTCAGTAGAATTGATTGTGATTTTAGGCTTTCCTGAAGTTTGCACTAAGTAAGACTCAAATCCAAGCTCAGTTGGAAATTCAAGATAAAATCTATTTTTTCTTTTTGGTTCCTGTTCGATTGGAACTGGACGAAACATTACTACTCCCATGTTATATTGTTTTATTTATTATAAATACAGGAGAAAAAAAAATATGGATAATATGTAAAAAAAAATTTTAAACGAAAGGATTTCCTGATTTTTTCAGGTTTTCTATAAGATTTTCTATTTTAATGCAATTTTGTTTAAAGGCCAAAATATCCCCGGCAGACAAGTCAAACCATTCACCTTTTAGTTTTTCAAAATCATATTTGTAATTTTCAGTAACTTTTTTTGATGTTAATGAATTATGTAATATTTTTTCTACTTTAAAAGGAAATTTGCTTTCATGAACACAAACTATTGAAAGTGCGTATGGAGTGCCGGTTTGAAGCTGCTTGAGTCTTTTTTTAGGATTGATAGAAATTCCTATTTTATAAAAATTAATAAACTTACAATGAATAAGATAAATTTTATATTCCCTCTTTTTTTGCATTAATTTAAAATTAAAGAATATAAATTCAATTATAAAGTGCTATTGTAATATTTAATCAATGCTTCATAAGTGGATGCCCATGGATGTTTAAACGCTTTTGCGCCTAATGGTGGTTTTTTAGTTAAAACATTTTCAAGTGATATACCCATATATTTAAGCATATAAGCTCCAGTAACCGCGCCAGTTCTATCGTGTCCGTGTTCACAATGATAATATATTACAGTGTTTTTTTCTGTTTTCATCATTGAATGAACGTAATCTATAAGTCCTGAAAAATTAAATTGAGTTGGCTCAACTATACCACAATTAGTTAAATCCGTACATCCTTGTACTGGATACCAAATCACACTTCCGCTATAGCCATTAACATTTGTTCCATATTGTTTTTTCACATTAACGCCCCTATAAAATGGCGGCCAAGTTGTTTGAAAAGGAAATGTAGTATCAAATTCTTCTTGAGACATTCCATAAGCAAGAAATTCATCATTAAGGTCTCCTCTTTCACTGGCCGGATTATTATCAATAATAGATATTGTAATGAGTTTGTTTTTTGTTAAATCAAAACCTTCTATAATCGTTTTAAGCTTTTCATTTATTGCATCATAAGCAAATGTACCATCATCATTTAATGGTTCATTTCCGCGCACAAGATAATTGTTATTTTCTGTATTTGCGGTAACTAAATAAGTACGTTTTGGACTGTAATTTGCGTTTGGTGTTTTCATTTTTTTATTATAAATAACATAAAAAAAAGGGATACATTTTATTGCATCCCTTTATTATTTAATTTACGTTTTTATTAGAAATCTTGGAAATTAGCTCCTTGAGGTAAAACTTGGAATGTCAAGTCAATAAACTCTAAAGCTGGTGTAGGCTTAAGCTGGATTTTACCGGTTAAAGTATTTGGGTCAGCAGAAGGACTACTATCAAGAACAACTTTGAAAGCTTCTAAACCTCTTTGATTTTGAATCTGAAGAAGGATTGGTTCTACTTTTTGTAAGAATTGGTCTCTAACTGTCGCATCGTTTTGTTCAAACAATAATGTTTGAGATGCTGCAGCGATTAATCTTCTTACTTGTAATAATAATCTTCTAACATTAACTCTATCAAGAGTAGATTGTCTAACTTGTAAAGTTTTTTGTCCAAAAATCACAACACCTTGTTGTACAAATGTCGCGATAGGGTTAATTCTATCTTGATATAAAGTATCTCTATCATTCTGGTCAAGTCTGATATCAGCTCTTTGAACCATATTCGACACAACGCCTCTATTATAACCTGCAGGTGCAAACCAAGGATAAGCTACGTTATCAGTTAATGCTATTGCTCTTACTACTTCCATAGTAGGGGCTACATAAACGTATTTATTGTAGTTTTGGTCATTGATTTGAATCCAAGGCCAGTATGTAGCGGCGTAATTAGAATCAATTCCTGTATCTTGAAGGTCAGACACTGCTTCAGAAGCTGTTCCTTTAGCACTAGAATCGGAAATTCTAGGAGCATCAACAATATAAAGAGAATCAGCTCTATTTTCAACCATAGTTAAAGCGTATTTTACAACACCTTCGTGATTATAATAATCAACACCCGGAACAGCAACTAAATTAATGTCAACTTTTTCAGGATTTGACATTGCATCAATACCTTCTTTTATTGCAATAACATTATTTGCATCTATTGCGGCAGATGTGAAGTCTGGATTTCTAAATTTATTCCATCCATCAAAACCACCGGCAGGTACTAAAGTAAACTTACGTTCTGATTTTGTGTAAGCACTAAGAGCAATTTTATTTCCAACCTCATAAGTTGCAGTAGGAGCTGTACTTTCTAAGTGAAATCCTTTCACAACACTAGTTCCACTAGGAGTTGCACCAAGATAACTCCATAAATCATGTTCAAGAGTTTTAATAGATTGACTAACTGAAACTTGTGATGTAGTATAACCAGTATAAGCTAATTCTGATACACCAAGATAAGTTTTGAAAACTGAGTCTCCAGAAAAATATTGAGTTTTGTAATAAAGATGTGGTGTTGCACCGGTACCATTTAAGTCTCTAAATGTATAACCTCCAAAACCTGCAGGAACCGTATTTACCGGAGCATTTTCTGCTAAATCAAGAGTTACATAATTTGAACGTCTTGGATACTCTTCATCAGTTGTACCAATTGCTTTTGCAATAAAGTTTGGTTGAGAAGGGTCAAGAGTTAATGCTCTAAATCTTTCTAAAGTAACAATAGCATTATCAGTATCACTATAAGACCTAATTAAAACGTCGAAAGTTTTTGTAATATCATCAATATTTGCAATAGTTATTTTAATTTCTTCATTGGCGCTATCGCCATCAGAAATTGAAGTGAATTTAAATAAATCTCTAACAATACCACCTGCAACCTTAGAAACGATATAAGGAGTTTCTGGAGTTTGAAATTCTGTTGCATAATCGGTATAAATTGCATTTGTAGAAAAATTTATTGTTGGCTCAATTGCTAAAATATCACCTCTTTTTGTAGCTTCTCTAACAAAGTGTGGATAAATTCTTTCAATATATATTCCAAAGTCATTGTTAAATTTCTTTGGATTTTTTCCCAGAACCTTAACGATATAATCATCTCTTGTCTCATCCAAAGAAACAGTAAGTCCGCTTTGAGTTTGAGCAGTTAATGGGCCAGTTGTTCCGCTTATAAAAAAAGGAAGCAATAAACCTGTAATATTTCCTATTTTAACATCTGTTGTTACGTTTGCAATAAATGTTGCCCCTTCATCAGCTGATTTACTTTTAATTATACAAAGAGGTGAACCACTATAGGTTCCACCGCTTGCTACAATAATCCAAGCAGGAGAATCAGTAAAACCTTCTTTACCAAGAATTCTTGTTATAGTAAGTTCTTGTGATTGTTGTAAAAATGAATTTGCAACATATGGCAATTGAATTCTCGGGTCTGTTGTACCGAACCTAGCCACATATTCATCTGTGCTTCCTATTTTTATAGGTTCAAAAGCTGGTCCTTTAGTAGTTTCACCTACTAATCCTAGTCTTGTTATTCCTATTTGAGATGCGAATACTGAAAAATCTTGTTCTCTAGTGTAAACGCCTGGTGATACGAAAACTGTTGCCATTATTTATTTATTTTTTTTTACTGTTTTATTTTTTTGAGCTCTTTTTCTTTCCATCTTCAGACATATAGCTCTCTACGTCTTTTGTTGCTTTTGCTAATTTTTCTTCATTAGAAATTTTTTCATCCATAATGATTACCCAATTATTCTCAATTTCAATTTTATTTATAATTTCACGACAATCATTAACCTCAACAATTCCATTAGATTCTAACTCAACTGATTTACGACCACCTTCATTATTAATATAATAAATCATTTTAGGACCTACGCTATTATTTTTAAGTTTCATTATCTCTTAATTTTTATTTCCAATAAATAGTGGGAAATTCTCAAAACTCACAGCTCTTTTATGTCTATTTTAATTTTAGTTATCGTAGGCACTCTTTCGAAGTTTGTAGGGTCCACTAATTTGCCATAAACTGATAACGGAAACACGATTTGAAATTTTCTGTCAGCAGTTATTTCATCAACAGTATTATCTTCACTTGGGTCACTAAGCATTAATGGAATATGATATCCATTTATGTTCATATAGCCTTGTCCATCGGAAAATCCATCCATTATCATTCTCTCATAAGAAGTGTTTGTATCCTGTATGTAATGCGTTAAAAAACGTACTTCATATTGGACATCAACCCTAGGAGGTTGTGGTATTTTATATAAATCATAACCTTTAAGAGTTCCATCAAAAATAGGCACTTTTACAAAAACAAATTTTTTCTTTTTTGGAATTGTTCTCTTTAGGGGATTTTGGCCCGGTTTTACGCCCATTCTTCTAATTGTCATAAAAGGCATATTTATTTCTTCTCCACTTTCATCCTTCAAAAATTTCCAATTCATTTTAAATTCAGCCCATCTTTCTTGGTTTAGAAATATAAGTGGAACTTTAGCCAGCCTATCCTCAGCGTTAACAACAGAAATGTTTAAAGAATTAATATAATCAACAGCTCCTTGGTCAATATCTTCTAAAAGAAGCTTTTTTGGCAAATAATCATTGTTTTCAAAACTTTGATTAAGCAAGTCGTTTATGTTTTTTTGGATAGACATTTATTAACAATTCTTTAAATAAATAGATTCCTTTTATTCTAAATTTGCTTTTATTGAAACAAGACCATATATTTGCGATAGGTTTTTTACCCGTCAAGCAGTTTTTTTCGAAAACTTGTATCTGCTCCGGGGAGTTTACACTGACGGAAGTAGTGCTTTAGCACTCTTTTAAAGAGTTAAATTTTGTTTGTACGATGAAACTAAAGTCGTAACATTCTGGCACGTCAAATCAAAAATGACTACTATGTCCTTGAATTATCGTTTTTAAATTAGAATAAAATATAGATAAGCAAGTTGTTTTTTTGTAGGGTTTTTTGACAACTTGTTTTTGTTGGGTTTTCCTATCAAAAGTAATAAATAAAATATAGATAGTACTATAATAAGAAGATAGTATTGTCAGACTCCCCCCGACCTTGAATATAATTTTTAAGGAAAGTTACTTCGCGTTGAAAACGTCATCTTTTACTCTTATACCTACTATTTTTATTGAAAAAACAATATCTCCCGCATAAGATTGTTCATTACCTATGTTTGAAGAACCATCATCAATAACTTCATAATAATGTCCTTTGAAGTATAAGAAATCACCAATTCTAATATTTGCGTTAAGTTCAGCCAAGTGAGACCTAAAAACATCCGCAGTTATTTTGCCATAACCTTTTTTGATAATACCGCCCGCAGTCATATATTCTGGTGCTTCTACTTCAACATTTATTCTGCCAAAAATTTCAATTGGTGTGTGATAAACTTTTTTCTTAGCTTCGCCATAAAGTGAATGTGTTTTTGTTTTAGCATAATCAATTCTATAAAAAATAAAACTTTCTTTAAGAATATCAATAACAATTTCTCTTCCCACACTATCAAAAAATGCGCGTTCTTTTTCGCCAAAAAATAAATCAATACCTTTTCTAGAGATATCTTGATTTTTTGCCTCATCCGGCTTTTCTTCGTTATTGTTATAAGGGGGATTTGCCATAATTTATTATCCTCTCCAAACACCCATAGGGCTATACATAAATGTTTTATTTATGCTTTCTTGGATGGCTGCATTATTTTCTAAAATTGCTTTATAATTTAATTTCTCTAATGTTCCTTTTAATTCCTCTCTAAGAGCATCCATATCAGCTCTACCGTTAGTTATTAAAGATTCTGCATTAAGAGTAACCTCAGCACCAGGAATAGGGAGAACGCCACTAAATTTACCTCTAACACCTAAACCTAAAAGTTCTTTAGCTAAACCTTGTGCAAATCTTTTAATCCATCTTTTTGCTGGGTCATTAAGTTCACTATAAGTTAAATTGTATAACATTGCATCAGAAGGTCCTGAAACAAGTCCATTACCTGCAGATGGATTTCCATTAATATCTGTACTTCCAGTAAATCCAGGATTAGCATTATTGCCAGAAAAGGCCATATTTCCACCAACACTAGCATCATCATAATAATAATAGAATAAAGTTCCGGGATTACTATACATTGGATTTACAGATGTTCCGGCCGCAGCAGGAACTCTTGGAATTGGATACACAGATAATCTTTTTGTACCATTAGGACCACCAATTAATCTATATGAATATTCAGAACCTCTTACTTTATTTCTAACAGTAGCAGCTTGAGCTGTCATCATTGTGTCATAAATTGGCATTACACTATAAAGTGAATTACCGGCAAAGCTGGCACCAAATTCAGTAAAAGCAATATTTGCATTAGAAAAAGGGTCTAAACCAAATAAGTTAATGAAACTTGGAGTGTACCATAGAACTTCATTCACTTCTCTACCTGCTGGTATAAAATAATGTTGAGTTCCAGCCGTTAATGTAATACCGGTTAATTTAAGCTCTCTAAGAGAAGTTGAAGATGTACCTACAATTTCTCCATATGCTCGAGCATAAGTTCTTTCAAATCCAAAATTGTTTGAAACAAATTTTAAAGTAAAATCAATATCCTTTGGTAGGCCAAGCATTTGAGACATTCTGTTCTCAAGGGCCCAATTGTTAATAAATGCAGAATATTCTTCAATAGCTTCGCAAACGCACTCTTGTAATTGTTCGTTGCGTAGTTCAACTCCCATAACCGGTTCTCCAAGCTTTCTTCGTATTCTACGATAAAGCCTTGAAACATCCGATTGAGTCATACCGGTTAAGCAATTGTCAGCACAAATATCCATTTTTATCCATTAAAAGTGTTAGGGGTATATGAAATACCTTGATTTTTTGTTCTGAAAGCAACGTAAGTTCCAGAGCCAACTACTAACTTTGAAGGAACTACATCTATGGATGTATTTGCAGCTGTTGGGGTCCAAACAAATGTTCCGCCACCCATTGCGGTAATTGTAATACTGCCGGTTGTTAAACAATAAATTTGATGAACTGAATTTGCTGTAATTCCATTACCTAAAGCACTAATATCATAAGTACCTGCTGTTAAACTTAAAGCTTCATAATTTTTTGATTCTAATCCCATGACTTTTTATTATAAATAGTCTTTAAAAACTAATATATTTCATTTTATTTCATAAAAAACACTACATTTGTATATGAATTTTGAGGAAAAAAGGCTCCATCAGACCTTAATAAAATTAACAAGAACCTTTTCTCGTAAAGATTTTTTTGAATATCGAAAAAATAGAAACTGGCAAAAATATGATGCTATGCATCCAATTGAGAGATTGCAATTAATTTTAAGAGAAATAAGTGAATATCAAAAAGGGTATTTTGAAGATGATAATTACTATGGAGATGAAGAAAACAGTATTGATGAATATTATTAGACTGAAATTCAATTACTTACATTTTTTGTAGATTAAAAAAAAATCGTACATTTGTATTATGGAAACTCCCGAATGGATTAGAACGTATAGTGGCAAAAAGTTTTATGTTTTTCAACCGAAACAAAAAGATATTGTTATTGAAGATATCGCGCATTCATTAAGTTTAATTTGTAGATTTACTGGCCACACAGAAGATTTATATTCTGTAGGTCAACATTCTCTTTTGGTTATGGAATTATGTCCAGATGAATTTAAATTAGAGGGATTGACGCATGATTTTCCGGAAGCCTATGTCACAGACTTGGCAACTCCAATAAAAAGACAAATGCCAAATTATAGAGTAATTGAAGATAATCTTCATGTGGCAATTGCTAAAAAATTTCATTTACAATTTCCAATGCCGAAAATAATAAAAGAAATAGATACTGAAGTATTTCATATGGAATGGGCATATCTTATGGAAAGAGATAAAAAAGTAAAATCCGGCCGATTTCGTATGGAGAGAAGTGATTTTAGAATTTTATCACCAAAAGAAGTTGAAAAAAGAATAATTTATGAATTTAAAAGATTACTCAAAGAAAGGGTGGAAAAAATATCTTTACAAAAAAAGTAACATTTTTTAAAAAATTACGTTTAAACAATTCAAGAACCTTATGAAAAAAACTTTATTGATTATTGACCCACAAGTAGATTTTTGTATGCCTGGCGGAGCACTTTTTGTTAATAACGCAGATGTTGATATGCAAAAACTTTCAAATTTTATCACAGAAAATGCAGAACAAATAGAATCAATAATTGTTTCACTTGATATGCATATGTTAGAAGATATAGCACATTCAATTTATTGGATTGATTCAGAAGGTAAACATCCGGAACCATTTACAAACATTACTTTTAATGATGTAAAGTCTGGTATTTGGAAAACAAAAAATCCGATAATGCAAAGTCATGTATTATATTATCTTGAACAATTAGAATCAGGCGGAAATTTTGTTCATACAATATGGCCAAATCATTGCATTGCTGGTACACAGGGTTCAAATATTTTTCCAACTCTTTTAGTTGCTATTAAGAATTGGATGGAAGTATCTAAAAAACCGTTTATCACATACATAAAAGGGATGAACCCAACATCTGAACAATTCGGAATATTTCAAGAAGAAGTACAAACAAGTGATATTGAAGGAGATTTTAATCATAATCTTTTTAAGCAAATTTTTAAATATAACCAAGAAGTATTAGTTGCTGGACAAGCAAAATCACATTGCGTAGCAACTTCTTTGAAACAAATTTATGAAATGTTTCCAAATACTATTAAAAACATAACTCTTTTAACTGATACGACATCAAATGTAACCGGATGTGAACATATTGCAGATAAAATTTATGAAGATTTACGTACTGCAGGAATGAAAGAATTAACAACATCAGAAATTTTTAAAAATCAAACAACAATATAAATTATGAAAAAAATCATCACACTATCTTTGATTGTGCTTTCATTAGGCGCGTTTTCACAAATAGATTCAACAAAAACAAAAACCAGTTATTACGCCTCGGTCGGATTATCAATTGGACACGTTGACCCTAATGACCAAAATATTGATAATTTCAATAAAGCATCATACCCTTCTGTTGAAGTTGGTTTTATGCGTAAAAACGTAAGTCTTGGCGCGGTGTTCGGAGTTGAAAATATTTTTGTTTCATCTAACACGAGAGGATTTTACGAACTTAAAACTTCAATATCTAAACCAATAGGCGATTTTAGTGGATATGCCTTATTTGGAGTTGGAGCCTATATGGAAAGTGGATTTAATAACTTTATTGAATATGGTGCTGGATTTTCTTATGCTCCGGGTAAAATTGGATATTTTGTACAATACAGTAATTGGGCCAGAACGAATTACGTTTCAACCGGTTTAATATTTAATTTTTAAAATGAATCCAACTTCTTTAATATTAAGAAATAATAATTTTTTAGGCAGAGGTATCGTTACTATTGCATCTAAAAGTGGTGAAGGTAAAACTTTATTATGTAATTCAATGTTATATCATTTTTTAGAATCAGGAATTAACGTAATAATGTTTTCTGAGGGCGTAATTAGAAAAATACGCCCAACAAAAAAAGGATTTAAGGCCATAGCTATTTTATCTGAAAACTTTGGAACATACGATAATACTGTTGATAGATTTAATAAAGTTTTAAATCATAACATTCCATTTCTTAAAGGACAAACTGTTGTGATTTTGGATTCACCTTTGTTTTTAACTCATAATTCAGAATCTATGGTTTATGATAAAATAAAATGTGAAAATACAAGATATGTTCTTTTTGAAAAAATAAACTCAAATAATAAAATGATTTCTTATACTAAAAAACTAGGTAATTATGAGTCTGCAAAAAGAAACATTGAGGCTTTACAAGAATTATCTAGAAAATTCAATATGTCAATCATAACCACAACTCAATTAAATAGAATTTCTGTTGATACTAATAATTCTATTCAAAATATAAATACACATCTAGCAATGCATAGCAATTTAGTAATAACATCAGAAAAAAACAGAGATACTATTGAAAGTGGTTATAATTTAAAAATTATAAAATCAAGATATTCTAGTGTAAATCAACATATTGAGTGCATTTATGATATTAATTCACATTCTTTTGTAACAAAAAGATAAAAAATACGTTTAAACTAAAAAATAATATACACAATGAGCTTTAAAAGTTTATTTCTTAACAATACTGATGAACCTCAAAAAGAGGAAGTAAAATCAGAAGTTAAAACGGAAATTAAAAAAGAATCTTCCGTGAAGTTTCCTTCATCTAAAAATGAATTTGAAACACCGGTTAAACAAAACAAATCTCAAGGTAATCCGGATATTCAAAAACATTTGGAAAAATTCGCTGAGATTTATCACATCACTTTCGAAGGGTTAAATCAACCTGGGTATGATTTTTTTGAATATTATACAGCCGTTATTAGTGGCGACATTTCAGACCCGAAAACATACGTCATGGCTTTTAATATGGGAAAAGCTATGGATAAAACAATTACGAAAGAAAAATTGTTAGAATATTCACAATATTATACTACTGAAACAGATAAAATTTATAACAAATTTGTTTCTGATGGGAATGCCAAAAAGCAAGATTTAGAAAATCAAAAGCATACAGAAAACGAAAATCTTTCCGGCGAATTGACTTCACTTAAACAACAATTGGAAAGCATCAAAATCCAAATTCAAGATAAAGAAAATAAATTATCTCTTATTGATAATAAATATCAACCGATGATTTCAGAAGTTGAAAACAAACTTATTGCCAACGATACTGCTAAAAACAAAATGGTATCTTCAATAGAAACAGTGAAACAAGGAATAATTAATAATTTAAAATAAAATTATGGAAACTAAAAATTCAAAAACAATTCAAATTCAAGGAACCAGTTCTCTTGGTTCAAACAACAAGGTAATGGAATTACCAATTTTTAAACACTTTAGTGAAAGTGAAATTACTAAAAAAGTAGATTCTTTCCGAAAAGGAGAAAAAGGACTTTTTGGTATTTTGAAATTACTATTTTTCGGTGGCTTAGCAACTGCTTTTTGTATATTTGCATTACCAAAAATTATGATTGCAATCGGTGCAGCTCTCGGAGCGGTAGCTTCTGTTGCAGTAGTTATACTTGCTATTATACTTGCACCGGTTGGAGTTAGGTGGATGCGTAAACTTGCAAGAACTTTACATAAAAACCTTATAAAAAGTGACCCATTCGGTCAGTTAGAACAAGAAAGAGTAAA